TCCTCATTTAACTGAAGAAGATTTAAAAGAAATACAAGAGTCAGGTTATACTCAAAAATCTAATTACCATAGCTCAGGGCCAAGGTATCAAGACGTGGATCGTAATAAAGTTCAAGTTTTATATTTTAATTATAAAACGTATATGAACGAAGTGTACAAAGTTAAAGAAACAGGTAGCGGAGCAGAAAAGCTTATAGAAAAAGATGATAGCTTTAATCCTCCAGCAGATGCTGAAGGTAATTTTTCTAAGCTTGAAAGAGCAATAGAAACTTTATATGAAGGTGCTTTAATATTAGGTACTAACAAATTGCTCAAGTGGGAGATGTCAGAAAACATGATGCGACCTAAGAGTAACTTTACTAAAGTTAAAATGAATTATAGTATTGTTGCGCCGCGTATGTATAAAGGTAAAATTGAATCATTAGTAAAGCGTATTACAGGTTTTGCTGATATGATACAATTGACACACTTAAAGCTACAACAGGTAATGTCGCGTATGGTTCCTGATGGTGTTTATTTAGATGCTGATGGTTTAGCTGAAGTTGATTTAGGTAATGGCACAAACTATAATCCACAAGAAGCTTTAAACATGTTCTTCCAAACAGGTAGTGTTATTGGTAGATCATTTACCCAAGAAGGTGATATGAATCCAGGTAAAGTACCTATTCAAGAAATAACATCTGGATCTGGCGGTAATAAAATACAGGCGTTAATAGGCAATTACAACTATTACTTGCAAATGATACGTGATGTGACCGGACTTAACGAAGCTCGTGATGGTAGCATGCCTGATGAAAGAGCTTTAGTTGGTGTACAAAAACTAGCAGCTGCAAATAGTAATACAGCAACAAGGCACATATTAAACTCAGGGCTATTCTTAACAGCTGAGATATGCGAGTGTTTATCTCTTAGAATATCTGACATTATAGAGTATTCACCTACAAAAGAAGCGTTTATACAAAGTATAGGCGTACACAATGTTGCTACGCTACAAGAAATGTCAGAGTTACATTTATACGACTTTGGTATATTTTTAGAACTAGCACCTGACGAAGAACAAAAAGCTATACTTGAGAACAACATACAGCAAGCATTAGCACAGAAAATAATAGATCTTGAAGACGCTATAGATCTTAGAGATATTAAAAACATTAAGCTAGCTAATCAATTACTTAAAATACGTAGAGGTAAAAAGCTAAAGCGAGATCAAATGATGCAACAGCAAAACATACAAGCTCAAGCTCAAGCTAATACGCAAGCTCAAGAAGCGCAAGCGCAACTTGAAATACAAAAGCAACAAGCTTTAAAACAAGCAGAAGCTCAGCTAGCTCAAATGCAAGCGCAGCTTGATGCTCAGAAAATGCAGGCCGATGCAGCGTTAAAAGCTCAGTTAATGGAACAAGAGTTTCAATACAATATGCAGCTAAGAGCTATGGACTCTGCTAATTTAAAAGCTAGAGAAGATGCTAAAGAAAATAGAAAAGACGAAAGAACTAAAATACAAGCTTCACAACAAAGTGAACTTATAGATCAACGTCAAACAGGCAAACCACCTAAAAACTTTGAATCTTCAGGTAATGATATACTTGGAGGTGGATTTGACTTAGGTGCTTTTGAACCTAAATAATTAATTATATAATATTTTATCATGGAAGAAAATGAAAACGTAGTTGATGAAACTACACAAGAACAAACTGTAGAAACAGTTGATGAAAGTAAATTTGAAAGCGCTGGCGACGATAGTGTTATCAAAGTAGATTTAAGTAAACCAATCGAAGATGAAAACCAAGAAGAAACAACAGAAGTTGCAGATGACACAGTTGACGACACAGGAGTGGTTGGAAGCGATGAAAACGCCGAGTCCGTACAAGAACAAGAAGAAGTACAGCCGGAAGTCGAAGCACAAGAAGAGCTTGTAGTTGAAGAAATAACTGACGAAGAAGTTCAAGAAGAAGTTGAGCAGGTTACTGACGAAGTTGAAGAAGCGATAGCAGAGGCTGAAGCTACTGGAAAACCATTACCAGAAAACATTCAAAAGTTAGTTGACTTTATAGATGAAACTGGAGGAGATATAGAAGACTATGTTAGATTAAATCAAGATTATTCTAAGTTTGACAACTTGTCTTTATTGAGAGAATACTATAAGCAAACTAAACCTCATCTTAATGCAGAAGAAATAGACTTCATGATGGAAGATCAATTTTCTTATGACGAAGAAGAAGATGAAGAAAGAGATATAAGAAGAAAAAAATTAGCTTTGAAGGAGCAAGTTGCTCAAGCAAAGAACCACTTGGAAAGTGTAAAATCCAAATACTATGAAGAAATCAAAGCTGGAAGCAAGCTCACTCCTGAGCAGCAAAAGGCTGTAGACTTCTTTAATAGGTACAACAAAGAGTCGGAAGACAATAAAAAAGTAGCTGAAAAACAGCACAGGACGTTTTTAAACAAAACTAACCAATTGTTCAACAAAGACTTCAAAGGTTTTGAATTTAATGTTGGAGATAAAAAGTTTAGATATAATGTTAAAAACTCTCAGTCTGTTAAGGAAACACAAAGCGACATTAACAACTTTGTCAAAAAGTTTTTGAACGAAGACAATACAATGTCAGACGCTAAGGGTTACCATAAAAGTTTATTTACAGCTATGAATGCTGACGCTATAGCGCAACATTTCTACGAGCAAGGCAAAGCAGACGCACTCAAGGAGAGCGTGGCTAAGTCCAAGAACGTTAATATGGATCCAAGACAACAGTTTACAGGACCAATTAACACTGGTGGAATAAAAGCTAGAGTTTTAGGTGATAGTTCTTCTGATTTTAAATTTAAAATTAAAAAGAATAGATAACATTTAAAAACATTTTATTATGGCAATTACTGCAGGTGATAATTTGAATAGCGTACCATCGTCAATTAAGGCGTCGTTAGGTACTAACTATTTAGATTTAGCGTCTACAGCTGGACAAGGCTGGGCGCAACAATACGTTCCAGATTTAATGGAAAAAGAGGCTGAGGTTTTCGGCCCAAGAACAATTTCAGGTTTTTTAGCACAAGTTGGTGCTGAAGAAGCTATGACTGCTGACCAAGTTGTTTGGTCTGAGCAAGGTCGTTTACACTTATCTTACAAAGGTCACATTGCTGACGCAACTCAGCAAACTGGTAACAGTAACGCTGAAGGTGGTACTTTTGAGATTGATACTGATATTGATGGCAACGCTGTTGATACTTCTTCAGTAGATCACGGTGTAAGAGTTAATGACATGGTATTAATCGCTGACGCTAGCGCTACAGTTAGAGGTTTAGTAACTTCTGTTGATAACGATCAAATTAGCGTTGCTCTTTATGACGCTGGTAACGATACTGCTACATTTAGTAACGCAGGTTTAGCTGCTGGCTCTGGTGATTCAGCTACTTTATTAGTTTATGGTTCTGAGTTCGCAAAAGGAACTGGCTACAACGCGCTTAATGCTGCTACAGTAGTAGAGTCAAGAACAGCTAACGAACCACAATTCAAGAGTTTCTCTAATAAGCCAATTATTATGAAGGACTACTTTGAAGTATCTGGATCAGATGCATCTCGTATTGGTTGGGTAGAAGTTTCTAGTGAAAACGGACAGTCTGGGTATTTATGGTACTTAAAAGCTGAGTCTGATACTAGAGCTCGTTTTACTGATTACGTTGAGATGGCTATGCTTGAGTCTGTTAAAGGTGACGCTAGTCAATCTTTAGCTGACAGCTTCTTAGGTGTTACTGGTGATACTTATGGAACTCAAGGTTTGTTTGCCGCTATCGAAGACAGAGGTAATATTACTACTGGTGTAACTGGTGTTAATGCTGCTACTGATTTAGCTGAGTTTGACGCTATTTTAGCAGAGTTTGACAAGCAAGGTGCTATTGAAGAAAACATGTTGTTCGTTAATCGTGCTACTAGCTTAGCTATTGACGATATGTTAGCTTCAATGAACTCTTACGGAGCTGGTGGTACATCTTACGGTGTATTTGACAACTCTGAAGATATGGCATTGAACTTAGGCTTCTCTGGTTTCCGTAGAGGATCTTACGACTTCTATAAGTCTGACTTCCGCTACTTAAATGATAAAGCTACTCGTGGCGGTATCAACGAAAGAGATGCGGTTAACGCTATCCGTGGGGTTATTATTCCTGCTGGTTCTTCATCTGTTTATGATCAAACTGTTGGATCTTCTATTAAGCGTCCGTTCTTACACGTACGTTATAGAGCTTCACAAACTGACGATCGTAGAATGAAGACTTGGGTTACAGGATCTGTAGGAGCTGCTACATCTGCTTTAGATGCAATGCAACTACACTTCTTAACTGAGAGATGTTTAATCACTCAAGGTGCTAACAACTTCATGTTAATGAAGTAAGCATATTATTAAGGTCGAGGGCTTCGGTCCTCGATCTTTTTTTTTAATTTTTATTATATTATATCATGGCAAAAAAACAAACAAAGAAGGCTGAAGTAGCGCCTGAAGTAAAAGCTACTAATGAAATGGTTGAGGTTACAATTGAAAAGCCAAAGCCAGTAAAACCAACTTGGGAAATAAAAGATAGAGTCTATAATTTAAAATCAAATAAAAAGCCTTTGTCTTATATGCTAAAAACAAACGGTGTATATTATTTTGACGAAGAAAAAGGTTACGAAAGAGAACTTAAGTATTGTCAAAATCAAAAAACTCCATTTGTAGATGAAATGGTTGGAGATCAAAGATTAGAGCACGTTGTTTTTAGAAACGGAGCATTATTTGTGCCTAAAGAAAAAACAACTCTTCAAAAGCTTTTGTCTTTGTATCACCCGCACAAAGACAAACTGTACGTTGAATATCAACCTGCAAAAGAAGCTGCTAACGAAATAGAAATTTTAGAGCTTGAAGCAGATGCTATTGTTGTAGCTAGACAGATGGACATAAACTTAGCTGAAGCTATAATGCGTGTTGAGAAAGGCTCTCAGGTGTCTAAGATGAGTTCTAGTGAGCTTAAAAGAGATTTACTAGTATTTGCTCGAAATAATCCTGCTTTGTTCTTAGAATTAGCATCTGATGACAATGTTCAACTTAGAAATTTTGGTATTAAAGCTGTAGAGTTTGGAATTATTAAGTTATCATCTGATCAACGTAATTTTATGTGGGGATCTAACGATAGAAAAATAATGACTGTACCGTTTGATGAGCATCCATACACTGCTTTAGCACATTGGTTTAAAACTGATGAAGGT